ACGATGACGACGACGACCGACCACGCCGCCACGTACCGGCTGACCAGGACTATCGCCCCGTCGTCGTCATCGTCGTCACCCGGTGGCCTGTGGGGGCGCTGCGCGATGTGGCTGACCGGTGCCGGCCGGTGGATGTCGCGGCGCCGCTACGAGCTCGCTCCTGCCGCGGCTATCACCGGGATTACCGGGCTTGGCTTGGCGCAGGACGGGCTTGCCGCAGCTCTCGCTTACGGGGCGCTGGCTGCCGGTTCCGGCGCGGTCGCTGTCGCAGGGCTCAAGCACAAAAACCAGGTCGTCACCCACGTCGGTGCAGGCGGGGCTCTCGCCCTGACCGACGTCACCACCGCGGTCGCGGCCGGATTGTCGTGGCCGACGCTGACCGCGTGGACCCTGACCACAGGTGCGGCCTACGGGGTGTACGGGCCGTGGCTCGCCACCCAACGCAACACCCGCATCAAGCTGCACGTCGACACCGTGAAGGCCAAGGGCCACCTGCCGGAGGCGCTCGGCCTGGAGGCGGCCGATCCCGGACTGACCGGAGCGAGCCCGGAGGAGACCGCGCTGCGCCGCGCCGTGCACGCCCTCACCGGCACCACCCCGGCCGCGGTCGAGGCGATGCACCGCACCGAACACGGCTGGTCCTGCCTCCTCACCATGCCCCCGGGCCGCAACACGAGCCCGGCCGCGCTCACCGCCAAACGCCAGCAGCTCGCCGCGAACCTCGCACTCCCGGGAAAGCTGACCCTCGCCCCCGGGTCGGCGGACAACCAGCTCATCGTCCGCATGGCCACCACGGATGCACTCGCCGGGACACTGCCGCTCACCGAGACCGGAGCCACCACCTGCCGCGAGCCGGTGCATGTCGGGTCCGCTGATGACGGCAGCAGCATGCAGCTCACCCTGCTGTACCGGCACACCCTGATTGCCGGCGCATCAGACTGGGGCAAGTCCGGGCTGATCAACCTCCTCGTTCACCGGCTCTCACGCTGCACCGACGTGCAGCTGTACGGCATCGACATGAAGCCCGGCGCGGTCGAGCTCGGCCCGTGGGAACCGGTCATGCGGCAGGTCGCCAAAGGTCCGGAGCAGGCGCGCGGGCTGCTGGAGTGGATCCGCGGCGAGTGCGACCGGCGCGGCGCGATCCTCGACAAGCTGTCCAAGCAGTCCATGGCTGAGGGCGGCGGACCGGTGCGTAAGTGGGTGCCGGGCGTCCACGGTGACGCGATCTTCGTGGTGACGGATGAGCTTGCCGAGCTGGTACGGCAGGACAAGGAGCTCACTGAGCTATACGAGTCGCTGCTGGCCATCGCCCGCTCCAACGCGATCCAGTTCATCTCCGCCACCCAGCAGCCGAGCAGGAAGGTCTTCGGCGGGTCGACGGATGCCCGTGGTAACTACGGCAACCGCCTGTCCACCAGGACGGGAGAGCCGGGCCACGGGCCGTTCATCTTCGGGCAGGGCTGCCAGACCCGAGGCTGGCGCCCCGAACTCCTCGACCTCCCCGGCAAGTTCCTGGCCCAGACGCCCGAGCACGACCAGCCCCGCGAGTACCGCGCCCAGTACGTCACCGACACCGACATCGCCGCCGCCGTCCAGTTCCACTACGCCGACGTACGCGATACCGAGCCTCAGCCCGCGCTCACTGACGAGCCGTGGGTCGAGGCCTTCGCGCCACTGCGCTACCCCGACGGGCAGCCGGTCGGCGACGCGTGGCCGCACCTGTACCGGGTTCTGGCTGAGCGTGGGTCGGTCACGAAGAAGGAGCTGTCCTCCGTCGGCGGCGTGTCGAGGGATACGGCGATGCGGGCGATCGAGGCGTGGCAGCGGCACGGGGTGCTGGACCGCCGGGACGGACGCGCTATCCGCTACTACCTCCCCGAGGACTGAGAGATGAGCAACCTTCCCGAGCACGTCCATCACGCCGGGTGCGATCACTACCGGCCCGAGCACGTGCAGCAGCAGCCGCAGATCGTGCACATCCACCAGGCCCCGCCCGATAAGACCGTGCAGCGACTCGCGCTCGGCTCTGGGATGGGTGCCGGTGCTGTGGCCGCCGGCGTCTACTTCGGGCCGCTGCTGGTGGCCGCGCTGTCCACGGTCGCCATCACCCTCGCCGTGACCGCGCTGGCCGTCGCCGTCTGCTGCTGGGCAGTGGTGATCGTCGTGCGGGCCGTGTCCGGTGGTGCCAAGACCAACCGCTGACCGCGCCTGCCACACTGGCAGCACACGCCGGGTCGCGCCCGGCACCAGGGCCTCGCCACCGCATCCCCCCTCGGTGGCGGGGCCCACTCATGTCCGGGTATGGGCCCCGACAGTGCACAATTGGGATCACCGGATCGGTTGATCGAAAGCAGGCCGCCATGCAGCAGACCCAGCAGGCACCCGCCCGTAGAGGACGCCCCCGCCCCCCAGACGTGATCGCCCGCGATGAACAGGTCTACGACATCATCGCAGGCGGGACCGGATCCCGCGCCGGGCTCGCCGAAGCCACGGGCCTGGACCGTCCGACCGTCGCGCTGTGTGTGCAGCGCCTGAAGAAGGCGGGGCGGATCCGTACGTGCTCGGACGGCGGCCAGATGGTGTGGGTCGTCGACGACGGCACACCCTGCCCGTAAGGAGCCGCCCGATGTTTTTGCTTGGTGCCGCCACCTTCGTGGTCGGCAATACCATCGTGTGGCTCACCGTCGCTGCTCGCGCACTCGGCTGGATCAGCCGCCGTACCTTCTACGCCGGGATCGCGTCCGGTCAGGGCATCGGCCTCATAGGCTGCGTTGCAGGCGGCTACCACGCCGCAGCAGGCATTGCCGCTGCCGGTTCCACTCTTGCGGCGTGGCTGTGGTGGAACGACGGCGGCGGGAACGACACCCGACGGCGGATGAAGCGGTGGGCGCGCCGGTTCCAGGGTGTGCGCCGCACGGCGCCGGTGAGTACTTGAAGGAGAACCCCGCCATGACCGACCGCCACGCCGGATACGTTGTCACCCTCGCCGAAGACGTGCGCGAGGACGACGCCCAGGACATCCTCAACGCCCTCCGTATGGTGCGCGGTGTCCTCTCCGTCGAACCCGTCCGCGCTGACGCCCAGCTGTCGATCGCCACAGGCCGCGCTCGTGCGGAGACGCGGGAGAAGCTCCTCGCGCTGCTGAAAGAGCTGTCGTGAGCATCGTCGAGTACTTCTCCGCAGACGACGTCGCCTGGCAAGCCGACGCCCCGTGCATCAGCGCGGACTTCGACTTCATCCCCGATGTCGAAACCGATGCTGGCGTCAACGCCGCACAGCGCTGGTGCCGGACCTGTGATGTGCGGACCCGCTGCCTCGCGTGGGCCATGCTTCATGGCGCGGAGGGCTACTGGGGCGGGACGACGACGTATCAGCGCAACCAGCTCCGGCGCGTTCGTACGCGGGCGAAGTGTCCGCTGTGCCTGTCCGTGCAGCTGGTGTACACCGACCCGCACGAGCTGTGCCTCGCCTGCGGCATCTCGTGGGTGCGTGACGTGCGGGAGGAGCCGATCGCAGCAACCCCTTTGCCGACAGCCTGCGCATCCTGATAGACAGCCACTCAACCCAACCTGAAGGCGCCCCATGCAGACGTACCCGACAGAGCAGCTCGCCGAAGACGATGACGACGGCACGATGCCGAGCAACGTCGGCACTCTCAGGGAGTCGGTCGTAGGTCATCGGATCGTTAGCGTGGAGAAGAACGTCCAGGTCCCTGACCGGTACTACGGAACTGCTGATGGAACTGTCATCACCCTGGACGACGGCCGGAGAGTCCAGCTCGCCAACACTGACGACTGCTGCGCTTACACCGAGTTGAAGTCCTTCTTGCTGCACGCCGATCGCATCGACCACGTCATCACCGGAGTGGGCACCACGGACGGATACACGACGTGGCACATCTACGCCGACATGGGGGATGTCCTGGAGCTGTCCGTCGACTGGTCGTGCGGCAACCCGTTCTACTACGCGTACGGATTCCACATCACCGTGAGCGGCTAGGCCAGGACGGCGGTGCGCGACGTGCGCGAACAGCCGATCGCCGCTACACCGCTACCCGCGAACGCGGCGTAGCGTGCTGGATCTCGTACGCCCGCCCCCAAGCCTCCATCCACCTCCAGCAGTTGTCCCGCAGGCGGAGCTGCTCCGCGACCTGCCGCCCCGCCAGCGACATCTCCTGCCGCAACGCTGGGGATTCGCGTAGCCGCTTCAGCTCCCGGTACCAAACCCGCGGCCGGTCCGCGAGGACGCCTGCGCCCATCTTGTGCAGCCGCGTGTACTCGGCCCGAGGCGAGGCCACCCATGGGACACCGCACGCTGATAGCTCCAGCGGCTTCAACCAAGATTTGGACATATTAAACTTAGTGTCAGCAAGCGGCGCGATCCCGACACCAAGCTCGGCAACCGCCTGCGGCCACTCCGCAATCGGCACGCGCCTGCCCACCGGGTCGTCCGCCAACCCGAACGCCTTCCCCGCACCAGCCGACTCGCCGCGCATCACAAACTCCGCGCCCTCATCCACCAGCCTGGCGATCGCCCCGCCCACCGGCTCCGGATCATTCGGATGGGAATGCAGGGATGCGGGCCAGCCGATCACATCACTGTCTTGGCGGGCCAACCCGTAGTAGTGCTCCGGCAGATAGTTGTGCAGCACCTGCCCCCGCCCGTGCGCCGCATACACCGGCAGCAGCGCAGGAGTCGACACCGTCACCAACGACGCCGCCCGACACGCCGCCGTCAGATTCCTCCACGAGGTACGAGACGGCCGCCCATACCGGTCCCGCCGCCCCCCGTTACGCGGATGCATGCTCACCCACGCCGGATTCGATGGGTGGATCGAGGTGAGGTCATCATCCACATCCACGACGACGGTGATGCCCTTGGCGCGCATCACGCTCACAGCCTCGGCCATCCACTGATGCACCACCCGCTGAAGCACCACCACATCGGCGTCAACCATGACGTCGCGGACGGTGTCGCGCTCCATCACCAGCCGCATACGCTCACCAGCGCCCACCACCTCCACATCGTGGCCAGCCTTGGCGCAGTACTCGCCAGGCCAAATCATGCGAAAGCTGCCGCATCCCCAGCGGTCCGCCGGGTGCACCAGTATCTTCACGAGTCGCCGGTCTTTCGCCGCGAGCCGGTGCGCCGCGGCAACGTCCCGGTCTCGGCGGGCGCAGCGTCGGGGGGTGCGGTCTCCAGCGTCTCCACCCGTGCGGCGAGCCGATCGACCCGGGTCAGCGACCGGTGCAGATGGTCGTGCAAGTCCTTCATCTGTGCCTGGTGATCGGCGAGCAGCTTCTCCAACTCGGCGACACGGGCGGGCGATACGCCGTCACCGTCGCCAGCCTCGGCTATAATCTCGGCCGCGAGCTGGCGGATACGTGCATCCAGGGACATGACTCTCCTCGTACTCTGTAACTGGCGGTCAGGGGGTCAGGCGGCCCGGCTCGTCAACGTCGTCGCCGCGGGGATACTCCGGCGGCCGGGCCAGACCCAGCAGCCAGCCCCAGCCGGTGCCGGCCACCTGCTCCAGGCGGCGGAACAGGGCGTAGTAGACGGTGCCGAAACCGGTTGCGAGCGCGGCAGTCAGCGATGCGTCGTCGAGGTCGATACCCAGCCGTGCGAGTTGCACGGCGAGGTAGCCGACGATGTACGGGACCACGGTGCGCCACAGCGACGCCGCCCAGTCGTATGGGGTCACAGGTCAGTCCTCCTCGTGTGCAGCCAGCGCGATGGCCAGCCGGTCCAGTGCCGCTGTGGCGCCCGCTTGTGCGGCGTGCTCGATCTCGGCTGCGGTCAGCCCGCCGCCCTCGGCCAGCTTGGCGAGGACCGCGTCCCGGGCAGCGCCCTGCGCGGCCAGCTCGGTGACAGCCCCGGCTAGGGCCCGCACCTTCGCGTTGGTGTCGCGGAGCATCGTCTCCGCCCACCAGGTGGGGTTGGTGTCCTTCTTCGCGTAGTCCGCGGGAACGGGCACGATGTCCCGCCGCCACACCGCGTTGTAGATCTCCTCGGCACTGGACATGCCGTCCTCCTTCGGGGGTGTGCTGGTCGTGCCTCGTGTCCATCCGGCGGGGTGTGTGAGGCGTTCGGCGATCCGGGCGCGCATTGTCACCATGGAGAAGCCGCGCGGGTCGATCTTGTCCGAGCTCCATTCGAGGTGGCCGATCGCGGACTTCGCCGTCCAGCCGTGCGCCCGCAGCAGCGCGGCGTTGGCCCGCTCGATCGCCTCCAACTGGACGTCAGGCCACGGGTCCTCACCGTCGCCGAGGTTCTCGCATTCGAAGCCGTAGAAGCGTGCGTTGCCGTCGACCCCGTGGCGGTTGCCGACTGTCGGTTTCGGTGGCCGGTCCCCGTAGTCCTCGGAGATCACCCGTGCCAGCACGCGCGGGTCGCCGCCGCCGGCGTGGTTGGTGCGGCCGTAGCCGATCAGGTGGACCGTGCCGTCCTTCGTGATCCCGCCCAGGCACAGCGGGCCCGGAAGAGCCGCATAGCCGTCGCGGAGGATCCGCACCGTCGCAGCCGAACCCGACGTGACGGTGTGGTGCGTCATCGTCCCGTGCACAGGGCCCCACGCGCCGATGCCGTTGCGATTACGGGTACGCCAGCCGGGAACCTCCACCACACGGCAGCCCTCATCCTCCAGCGCAGCCAACAGGTGCGACGCGGTCAGCGGTACGGCCATCACACACCTCCCTCAAACCCGCACGGGGCCCGGGACGATTGCGGGGCAGCCGGTCGGCGTGGAGGTGTGGCACAGCTTGCATTGGGTGGCCATCCACGGCCTCCTTTCAGTAGGGAAGCACGATCAGACGCCGACGGAGGAAAGTTCCCGTGCCTGCGCCCACCCGATATTTCATGGTGAAAGTGTTAGATCCTGGTGTGAGGTCGTCGTAGAAAACGACGTGCGAGCCCTGGAATAGCGAGCCAGCGGACGAGGTCTGGTATGACAACGCGCGCACGTCACTTGCTGCGATCGTGCTCGCGCCTGTCACGTCGACAGACGCGCGGACTGTCGTATCCGTCGTGTCATTAACCATCTGCGCGCCCCACAGGACCAGAGCCAACTCGCCCGTCGTCACCGTGACCTCCGGGCCGACCGTGGCCAAGTCCGTGAAAGACGTCGACGTCGTTGTTTCCGAGGTGACGATCGTCTGCCTCTGGCCGATCCGCTCGGCGATCTCGTTTAGCGACGTCGTCACGAAATAGCCGCCCAGCGTGGTGGCTTTCGCGGGTGCGGTTTCGTTCAAGTTGTCGCGCACGAATTGGTTGAATTGCGCGGCGGTGTAGACGCTTCCCGTGACCGCTGTCATGGGCGCTGACCAAGCGATTTGGACCACCTCCTTTCAGAACGGGACGACGATGATGCGGCGGTCAGCGAATGTTCCTGTGCCGGAGGACACCCGGTATTTCATGGTGAAGGTGTTCGAGCCGGGGGTGAGGGTCAGGCCGCCCGCATACCAGACCGCCGTACCCGCGCCGATCACTGTGTCCGCGGAGTTGACGATGCTGATGGACCGGTTCAGCGCGGCAGCGATGGACGAGGCGCCGCTGACCTCAACTCCGGCATAAGCAGATCCCGCACCGTCGTTACTCAGCTGGCAGTGGGTGAGGACCAGCGCGTTCGGTCCGGTGTCGACCGTCACCAGCGGTCCCACCGTCGCGAGATCCGTGAACGGCGACGACATTGTCATCTCCGAGGTGAGGACGATCGACCCGTCCGTGAAACGCTCGGAGATCGCGTTGACGCCCGAGGCGACGAAATGCGATCCGGCCGTTGTGGCTTTCGCGGGCGCCGTTTCGTTGAGATTGTCCCGGACATGCTGATTGAATTGCGCGGCCGTGAATGTGGTGTTTGCGACCGCTGTCATGGGCGCCGTCCAAGCCATCAGCGCACCACCTCAGTGGGGACGCCGTGTTCGGCGTTCTCGGCGCGGAGATCGTCCACCGTCTGCCCGTGCGGGATGTTGAACTTCACCGCGGTGTCGTGATCCTTGGGGTACCAGTTGCGGGTGTGCGGGATCGGCCGCAGCACGAGGACGGCCGCGATGTCGGCCATGTTCGGCGGCCAGTCGATCGGCACGATGTCCGTGTCGCCGAACTTGCAGTACGAACAGCGGAACCCGGGCAGCTGCGCCACGCGAGGCGATGCGGGGTTGCGGGGGTTGGAGCGGGCGTAGAGGTGCTCGACGTTGCCGCAGGCGCGCGGGCAGTCGGCTACCCAGTCCCCGGAGTAGACGTAGGCGCGTGCTCGGTGCGCGATCAGGACCATACGCGGGACGGTAGAGCCCGCCCGGCGAAGATCATTCCGGAGTCAGGTGCCGAACTGGCCCGTCCCGAACTGGCCCTGTACGGCGTGGTCGAAGATGAACACCGCGTCGGGGTCATCGAAGCTCGACGGGTCGAACACCCCATCATCAAACCCGGCACCCGCCTTGTCGAACGTGAACGGATTATCCGGCACCACCACACCAGAGCGCTCACACCCGAACGTCGCGTAATGCACCGGACCCGGGCAGGTGTCCTCACCCACCATGCGGGCGAGCGTGTGCTGGACGTTCTCGATGAAGAAGTCCGCGTCCAGCCCCAGCTGCCCATTACGGATGGTGATCCGGTCCGAGATCTGACGGGTCACGACCTGGAGATGATGCGCCAGATCGCTGGACACGAGCCTCAACCCCACCACCGGCCGCCGCTCCGCATACGCAGCCAGCAGAATCTGCGCCACAGCAGCCGCGTCATGCCGGTTGACCCACGGCGCGTCATCGGGATACGTCCGGGCGCCATGCCGGGCGATGGATGTGGAATCGGTGGCGGTCACCTTCACTTCCCTGGCCACCGGGATAGCGCGGGCCCGCAGCCTCAGGAAAGTGATCGTGACCGACCCGCCCACGGCGAGGATCGTGACCCGGACCGACTGCCCCGACCTCTGCGACAGCATCACACTCGGTGTGCCGGCCCCCGCGAAGACAATGTCCCCATCGGCTTCGGTGATGTCCTGGGCGTCCCGGAAGGGATCGCTGGCTTTCACGTCGATGGTGACTGACTCGCCGATAGCCAGAGCGATGGTGTCCTTGGACTCCCACACCGGCGACAGGAGAGGGTCAGGGCGCCGCTCATCCACCTCGAAAGTGATGTCGTTGACGATGTCTTTCCAGCCGTGGCTGTACTCGAACGGTTCGATGTACGAGAAGCCGGTGACAGGCGGGCTGTCGCAGTCCACACCAGCCGTGGCGAACGTGGCCTGGGAGGTCAGTGAGGCGCTGTCGAGGATCCGGTGGTGGCGGTCCCGGTAGACGAACGTGCCGTCCGGCGCGACATAGGCGATGGCCGGGGGCCCCTCGGATGCCAGGAGCTCTGTCAGCGCGGTGAAAGCGTCCTGCTCGCTGGCCCACCACCACGGCACATACGTAGCACCCAGATCGAGGTCACGTGGCGCGGTCCAGCCGACCTCATCGAGGATGACGCCGATGAGTGTCCCGGTGCGCTGCGCCTGGTACAGGCTGGTGGAGATTTTCTTCCCGCGCAGCAGCGCCAGATCATCCAGGCCGGTGATGGCGGCGGACCGGTTGCCTCGGCTGGTCTCCACGCTGAACTGGTCGATACGCCCCATGATCAGCGGATACAGGGTGTCGTCGATGACCTCATCGACTTTGATGGGTGCGGCAGGCTCAATGTCCTGGCTGATCGGACTGTCGGGGTTCTCCGGCGAGTAGAGCCCGTCGGGGTTGCACAGGGTGAAGCCGATCGCCCCCACTCTGGGTGGAGACAGAGCTCTGGCCTGGTCGCGGCCGTACTGGAAGTGGACGGGCCCGCTTTGCAGCACGGCGAGGGTGACGTCGTCGTTCGGGTCGTCGAAGTCGCCGTCGTTGTTCCAGTCGATGGCGACGGTATAGCCGTCGGCGAGGGTGGGGCGGACGTTGAAGTTGTCGAATTCGGCGAAGGCACCCGTCGGTCCTCCGCCTGTGACTGCGGGGGAGCAGTGCGCCAACAGCTGCGCCTGGAGGTCGTTTTCGGATACCCACGACGGGGCCGTATCCGAGTGGCGGACTGTCCACTCGCGTCCATCGGGCGAGGTCTCCCAGAACAGGGTGCCGGACTCTTCGCGTACGCGGAGCCAGGCGTGCTCGACGGGGTCATACGGGATGCTCTGCCCGCCCTCGTCGGCGAAGGCGACGTGCACGGTCATCAGCAGGAGGTTGGTGGCCGCGTCGACTTCGAAGACGATCTGCGTGCCAGCGATGTTGGAGAGGATGAGGAGCTGGGAGTACGCCTCCATCATGCCGGTGCCTGATGGCGGGAAGTTGTGCACGAACGCGTGCGAGCCCTCCAGCCGGTAGATCGGCTCGGACGCGTACGCGGCGAAACCCGAGTCGCACGGCACCCTCGCCCGGCCGCCGGTCTCCGTCGGCAGCCCACCGAGCCCAGTGTTGTAGTTGTCCGGCCACTTCACCGGGTCCACGACGTTGTCGTCGAAGGTATCGGTGAGGTCACCGAACACGGCCGTCGATGGGGTGATGTTGAAGTTGTCGAACTCGGCGAAGTCGGCCACTCCGGCGTCGCGGTGGGCGAGCATCTGCATCTCGATGTCCGTATCGGACACCCATGCTGGCGACGTGTCCGAGTGCCGGTTCGTCCACGTGATGCCGTCCGCTGAGGTGTCGAAGAACAGCGTCCCGCTGTCCTCGCGGATCCGCACCCAGGCGTGATCAGTGGAGTCGTACGGGATCACCGCAGCGCCCGGGTCGAAGAAACCGGCGCGGTTGGCCATCGTCAGATTGCCGGAGGCTACATCGACCTCCATCACCGCATCCGTGCCCGCCGTACTGGAAGTCACCAGAAGCTGCGCCCACACCTCCGTGCCGCCACCCGCAGCCGGCGGGAAGAGACGGCAGCGGGCGTTGCTGGCGGTCAAGGTGTAGATGGTGTCCGAGGCGTAGCCGGAGAAACCGGTGTCGCAGTCGACCCGCGCACGGCCCCCGGTCTCCGTCGGCAGCCCGCCTACGGTGTTGTAGTTGTTGGGCCACTTGACCGGGTCGACCGTGTTGTCGTCGAAAGTGTCCCGGAGCTCTTGCGTCAGCGGCATCAGCGTCCCCCTACGGAAGCGGGTAGCCGCCCGGTGCGGTCGAGGTGGTCCAAGGACTTCGCGAGCCAGTTCTCGACTTCCATCTGGGAACCGAGCACGCCGCGGTTCTGGAGATTCACCGTGTAGTAGTTGTTCACCGTGGTTGGGATGCGTCCGCCGGTGCGCATGCTGCTCACACCCAACTGCATGGCCCGTGTGGTGGCGGCGTCGAAGACGCGAGCGGCCTGGCCGAACACCACCAGCTCTGGCCCTTGTTCGCCGACCAGGGCGATCTCGCCCTTGCCGGGGGTGCCACCAGCCGCGTATTTGCCGTAGCGGCCATACGAGCCGAAGTTCCCCCAGTCGCCGAAGTTCCGGCCGTACGGGTTGCCCTTCCAGATTTGCGCGATCATGTCGTGGAAGCGGCGTACGTTCGCTGACATGCCCCTAAAGGTCATGTCTTCGAAAACAGCCTTCCTCGCCCGGACCGCTTTCTTGATCTCGGCGACGGCATCCCAGAATCCGTCAGCGACTTTCATCTGCTGCCTGCCGAAATTCTTGCTCATGCCCTGGAAGGAGATGTCCTCGAAGAGGAAAGAGCCCCGCTCCATCCACCTGCCAGAGTCCACCAGCCGTTGCAGCTCGGACACGGCCGCCCCGTAGCCGCCCTGTGCCCGGGGTGCGCTGCTGGCACGGCGCCCGGACGTGGGGGTTCCTGCCGCGCTGCCGCCGCGTGCAGAGGTGGCGCCTCCGGTCGCGGTGCTCTGCACACTGCTCTGCACGCTCTGGGTGACAGACCGCATTGCCCGCTGCACCAGCGACTGGCGTTGCGTGATGCCTTTGGCGAGGTCCTCGCTTATGGCCCGGCCGCTATAGAGAGTCCATCCCCGGCCGGACAAAGGGCCTTCCTTGGCGGGGGAGCCCGGCAGCAGGTTCCGGATCCCCTGCACACCGCTCTTGACCGCATCCACCGCATCACCGATCTTGCCCTGAATGCCGTCGATCAGACTCCCGATGATCGACGCACCCGCACGGAACATCGCTCCTGCCAGACCTGTGACGGCGCGTACCGCTCCACTCACGGCACGCCCGGCTATTCCGGGCAGTCTGCCGAGCCGGGAGGTGACGGAGCTGACGAGTCTTCCTATTGCCCTCACGGCGGTGAGCTGGAGGCGGAGGAAGAGCCGTCCTGCGGATGAGGCCATGCGGGATACCGCGCGGGCCACAGCGAGCTGAAGGCGGAGGAAGAGCCTGATCCCCCTGGAGACCAGCGCTTGAAAGATCCGGGCTGCGGAAATGTTCAGCCTCGTGAAAAGTTGGGGTACCCGCTGAGCCAGGCTGCTGGCAATCCTGATCACCGCGTTACCCAATTTGGTAACGGCGTTCCGGATGAACTTGTCCGCGTTCGAAACTGCTGTTCTCGCTTGTCTCCACGCCCCTGAAAAGTCGCCTCGCAGCAGAGAGACGATGGCGCGGACCGCGGGGACGACGATGGTCCGGATCGCCACAGCCAACTGCCCGGCCAGGACGGCTACGACCCTGCCCACGATCTGGATGAGGACCCGCCAGACTGGCACCAGGAGACGGACCGCAGCGGCCAGGCCCTGCGCGATCAGACCAATCAACGGCGTGATCGCGACGATCAGCTGTGAGAAGGAGATGGCGAGCTGGGTGATCGACGGGCCGAGCGCGGTAACCAGCTGGGTGATCAGCTGGCCGACCACGGGGATCAGCGGAGCGAAAGCCTGCAAGACCTGTCCGACGGCCATGCCCAAAGCCGCGAAGGCCGGGGTGAGCGCTACCAGGACTTGGGCGACGACGGGAAGCACTGCTGTCGCGATGCTAGCCAGCGTGGTGGCCAGCTCCTGAAGCGGCAGCGCCTGAATCACCGGGGTCAGGGTGGAGCCGATGATCGTGGCTATCTGTGCGATGACGGGCGCGAGCAGCTGGAAAGCGGGTGCGATCGTGGCCAGGGCCGGTGCCAGTGCCGACAGCAGAGCAGAGGCGAGCTGCCCGATGACGGGAAGGACCGGGACGAAGGCCGTGACGACGCTGGCGATGATCTGAGCGAACGTCGTCAAAACAGGACCCAGTGCGGTGATCACCGGACCGAGAGCTGACCCAAGGGCTGACACCAACTGACCGAAAGCGGGCACCAGCGTCTGGAGAACCGGGCCGCCGATCTGCGCCAAGGACCCGAGCAACTGGCCTAGGAACGGCAGCAGACCGGCCACCGCGCCCAGCATCGCGCCCAGCGCCGCCGCGCCGCCCTCCGCCCCCGAGGCAAGCCCTTCGAAGAATCCTGAGATACCCGTGCCGATCTGCTCCAGCCCGGCCCCGAGAGCCTCAACCGCAGGCCCCGCGGCCTCTGTGGCGGAGATGATCCCGGGGAGCAGGTTCTCCACCATCGCGCCGAGGGACGCCACGAGGGGCTCCAGCAAAGGGGCGGTCGCCTCGAACGCCTGCCCCAGCTGCGGGGCGATGTCGCGGACGATTTCGGACAGTTGCCCGGCGATGTTCACGAAGACCGGCACGAGTGGCTGCGCGGCATCGGCCAGCGTGGACTGCACTTCTTCCGCCGTGTCGGCGAAGGCCGACTTGACCTTCTCGTTCTCCCGCAGCGCGAAAGCGCCGAGCCCGGCGAAGGCCAGCGGCAACACCGCCAGCGCAGCCCCGGTTGCCACACCCGCGGCGGACACCGCGACCAGGCCTGTGTTCAGGCTTGAGAAGACGCCGCCCGCTACGCCGCCGAGTCTGCCCAGGGCTCCGGTGATCGATCCGAGGGCGTTGGTGATGCTGTTGCCGCCCTGGTCGCCGATGTCCCGCAGAGACCGGGTGATCAGGTTGGACTCGGAGGCGAACCGGCCGCGCAGGTCCCGAAGCTGTCCATTGGCGTCGCGGGAGAACTGCCGCAGAGCGCGCAGCGCCGGGTCGGTATCGCCATCGACACGGATCGTCGCGTCACCGACCAGACCATCACCAGCCGGCGTACTCACCTAGATCATCCCCTTCGCGCGGGCCATGTCCATGAATGCCTGGCTGGATTGGTCTGCCTCGGCCTTGCTCCACCACCACGGAGTAGGCGTCTCCTGCGGATCCGACTCGGGTATCTCGCCGCCGGGTGTGGCCCACGCGCGTACGCCGAGCTGCCCGTCGAACCGTTTGCGCGCGGTTTCGGGTTTCTCGTTGTCGCGTACCGTGAGGCGCTGGACCATTTCGGCGTAGATCAGGTTGAGGAAGCGGTCGGCTGGAAGGTCGCCGGGATCGACGCCTGCGGCTGCGCAGCGTCCGTCAAGTTCGTGCCAGACGCCGGGCTGGCTGGCCCAGTGGACGAGGGCGAGGACGGCTGGGTAGGGCGGATGCCGTAGTGCTCCAGGAGCCAGGTGATGACGTTGGACGCCTGCTCTAGTCCGATGGGGTTTTCCAGGTCTTCCAGGCGCTTCTGGAAGCGGCTGTTGGATTCGGGCAGGAGGACCATGCTGAGTGCGTCAGCGAACGCGTCCAATTGCTTGTCGACGGTGGCGGTTTCGATGTCGCTAAAGCGGGAGGCGAACCGGGCGAGGGTTTTCCCGGGGAGGACGCGTGCGGCTTCGAAGACGTCGTCGTCGATGCGGAAGAGGAGCCGTTCGTGCTTCTCGGTGAAGTCGCGGATGGGTGTCGTCATGTGGTGGACGGTAGGCACCCACCCGCCAAGATCATTCCGGGGTTCAGAGCGCGGCCCGCAGCGCAGGCCGCAGATAGTCCTGCGCTTGTGTACCCGGATGATGTACGACTTTCGCGTACACCACGCGACCGCCGACCACGAAGCGGAGAGCCTGCGCCCGCACTGGCCTAATGATGTGAGGCCTCGTGCCGTTGATGAGGTAGATGCTGGCGGGATGGCCGCTGCGGATCGTGCCACGGAACTCTCCACCAGGACCGCGGTCGACCGACGAGGTGATCTGTCGGGCCACGCTGGCTGTGGGCGCAAGACGCTTCGCCTCAGCTTCGGCACGGCGCACCCGTCGCGTCATGTTGCGGTACACCAGCCCTCCGGGAAGGCGCAGCAACCGCTCGATGCGGGACCTGTTGAGGGTGAAGCTCGTCGACACGGTGAACACTGACACCTCCGTCAGTTCCGGCCGAGCGCTACGAACGCGCGTAGCTCGTTACCCACGCATCCGCCGGATGGGCCCTGCGCGGTCAGTGGGCGCAGCAGGAAGTCGCTGATGTCGCGGGCCGCGTTCATCTCGCACAGCTTGATTGATGTCGCGCGCAGTATCTCGTACGCGTCCCGCAGCACCTCCTGCGCGGATGCGTCCAGCTCGGCCACGGTCGGCGCGGTCAGTTGGTCCTCAGGGTTGGGTGCGCAGCGCACCACCTGGACCACGACTTCGGCGACCTCATACGGGGCGTCGCAGTTGCCGAGCTTGTTGTTCGCCGGGTCGGGGAAGGTTTCGGACAGGTAGACCTGAGCCACGCTGACGGCGAGGATGCCGCAGTCGCATTCGTCCCACGCGATCGCGCCGGGCACTACGCCGGATCGGTCTGGTGTGGTGGTGAGTTCGGCGTGAACCGCCTGCCGAAGCTGCTCGGCGACGGTGTACCACTTGAGCGGGCCGGTAATCACGTACCGGCCCTCCGCACACTCGGCCGGTCCACGGAGTACACCCGCGAGCGTTGCCGCAGCCCGTACGGATTCCACGTGGCGACGAACATGTCCACCAGGTACAGCCCGGTGCGCCCCTGCCGGAACAGTTCGCCGACGTCCGGGTAGGAGATGGTCACACCCTGCCGCACCAGCTGCTGCACCCCGGCAGGCAGCTTGCAGTCCCCGCCGGCCGCCGCCCTCGCGATCTCACATGCCAGCTGCCCCACCGCGAGTGACGTGCCATCTGGCAGTGCCTCCCCGTACGTCGCCCGCACCGACCATGTGCCAACCTCGGTGTCGTCCTTCGACAGGTCGTTGCACGTCGGCCACAGGCCGCCATCCGTGCGCACCAGAAGCCGGTGATTATCCACCCGGTACGCCCCGGACACGAGCGGCGTCCCGTCGATCAGCACTTCCACGACCGTGTTCACCGGAGCCGGGAGCAGCACCTCGGACACGGTGCTGCATGAGCAGTCACCCGAGCACGAGCCGCAGGCAAGGTTGAACCACAAGCCGTTGATCAGCGCAGGCTGCGGCCACCCCCGGCCGGCTTGCCACGGCGGACCGAAGTCGTCGTAGAAACGGCCGTCATCACAGCTACGGGCACAGGGCCGCAGGGTGATTTCGCAGACCCCGAAACGCATGCCGGTCATCGCCCACAGCGTCTCTGTGGCCATGGACACCGCGATCCCGGTCACCGCCGGATTCAGGGTGTCCACATCGCACGTCCACGTCACGGGCCAGTCCGCGCACGGGCCTGTCGTGTCTGCGGTGCCGCCCGGCACAGCCTGCGGTGTGGGGTTGATGACCGGCACGCTGACCCCCTTCTACGGTATGGCGAATTTTCCGGCTCTGACGATCGAGGCTTGCGCGGGGTCGGACAGGTCGGTTGCGGTGCGGATGAGCGCGATGGAGGCGATGAAGACGCCTCCGGCCCCGACGGCCGGGTTCGGCGTGAAGTCTTCTGTGCTGACAGCAGCCACGGCTTCGGACAGCGACGCGTATGTGGCCTGCCCGTACAGGATCAGCAGTTGGTTGGCTGTCGTATCAACGGGGAAAAGGTAGATCCTCTGGACGGTGGAGCGGTTTGACCCTCCGCCGACCGGTGTGATGACTCCGCCCGAGTCGAAGTTCGCGGGGTCTACCAGTGTCACCGGGGATGGGAACGTCGTGGTGGCTTGTGTGGCGTAGGTGAAGGACGCTGGAGACTGCGCGGTCGTGGTCGCCACGTGAGGGTCGTTGGTCAAAGTGGCGCCGTCGAAGTGGTTGAACGCCCGGCTGAACAGGGTGCCAGCGTCATGGTCCAGCATCAGATTCGCGCCGTTCGCGGTTATCGCGTTGCCGCTGATGTTGAAAGGTCCGAGGGACTCGATCAGCTCGACCAGCTGATTCCCTTGGCCTGGGAGAATGACCGGGAGCGTCTGCACGTTGACGATCGCCCCGCCGACGAAAGCGGTCACACCGAGCACAATGCGCGTGCGGAACTCCTGATTCGTCGGCTTGGCCGCCTGCTGGACGATGCTGCCGCTGGAATCGACGAGCCACCAGGTCACGGTGCGCAGCAACGCTGCGGCATCCAGCGAGACCGTCTGGTCGACTGTCTTCACCCGGGTGATCACAGGTTCTGCCTGAGTACCCGCCAAATAGTTGACGATGTACCCGTCCATGGCGGAGATGTCGACCGCTGCTGGATCCATGGCGTTGACGGACAGCCTGCCACCAGAGGCAACGCCGGTGGACAGGTCGGCCTGCTCCTGTGACATGCCCACCGTGACCAAGAAAGTTTCGCTGTCGAGGTGGACCCAGTAGTTCCCGGCCTCAGCCCAGAACGTCAGCACACCAGAGGATGTGGTGGCCAGAGGGTTCGGAAGCGCCGTGCTGCCGGTGGAGTCGGTGAAAAGCGATGCGAGCGTGTTCGACCCCTCCGGGAACACCCGCGCCTGAATATTGGCCGCGAGAGCGCTGGAGGGGAACCAGAACTGGTCTGTGTATCGGGCGAGCGCCACCGCGCTGCTCCAATCCGGCTATGCCTACGCAGCGAGCGTGGTCGGGTCACACGCCACCGTCGGCGGCGCGGTCGTAGTCACGTTCCACACCCAGTGCTCATCCGTATCCACGAACTCACCCGCAGGCAGCCAGTCAGAGCCGACCAGGGTGTCCCAGTTCGCTGCCGCGCCCCGTGTTTCCGCCGTGAACTCCAGCGCGGACCGTCCCAGCTCGATCGTGTACGCCTGCTTTTGCACCGCGCCCACGTTCGGCCAGGCGTTGTAGATGTACCGCTGCGCGCCCGACGCGTCGCAGGCTCCGGCTCCGGCGACCTCCTGCCACACCTCCAGCGAGAACCGGTTGGTGGGCTGACCCTCAGCCAGCGCGAACCCAGTCCCGGTTGTTGGCGTTCCAGTGACGAGCTCCCGGGCCGACAAGATGTAGGAGACGGCGGACACGTTGATCTCGCACAGTTGGATCGTCAGAACAGTCCGCTTGAGCGTCGGGTCGTCCTTCTGGTTCACGCACGCCCCGCCAGCAGCGTTCCGCTCGAAGAACTCCTCACCATCCTCGTACTCCTCTTCGCTCTCCACGGACACGAAGCTGTTCGTGACCGCGACGAGGCCTGCGGCGCCAGTGACGGGGATACCGCAGACGTCGAGGGCGACGATACGGAAGTGCGTGCCCTTGATCGGGACGACGCAGGTTGATGTAGCAGCCATTGTTTTCCCCTAAGTGACAGGCACGCCGAGCGTGATGTGGGCCGCGAGGTGGCAGCAGGTGAAGCCGAGGACGTAGGTGCGTTCGGCGATCATTCGCATGGTGTTCTCGGCCCGGTCGATGGACTCCCGAGGCGAGTGCATACGCACCGCACTGCGGTAGCCGAACACGGCGCCGGTGGCATAGATCCAGGCGGTGCCCGCAGCCGGTGCGGTGCCGTCTGGTGCGGTGCCGGCGTATCCGCCGCCGACGACGATGAGGTTGCCGCCCGGCGTGTACAGCCGCCCGTCCTCGCCGGGCTTGGCGAGCTTCCAGGCGGCGAGGGTGGGCAGGGCACTGCGGGGGACGTGGATGATGCCCTGCCCGGCATAGCAGTCGCCGAGCTGGTCCTCCAGCTCGCCCAGGCCGTGGGCGATATCGGCGCCGGTGACAGCGGTCGTGGCGGCGGTCTGGAGCACGATGTCCTGCGCGTCCAGCACCTCAGCGTCCGCCGCGAGGTGCGGGAACGCTACGGTCTGGCCGCCGGCGGTGCCGGTCCAGAACGCTGCCTCTACCTGCTGCTGCTCCACGCGGGCGAGCGCGTCCTCCGCTACCGTCGCCGCATCCCCGAGCCCGACCGGTGAGCAGTCGAACTCGGCGAACACCGTGAACGGCGTCGCACCGCGGAAGGTTTGGTCGACGTTGTCGGCCTTGGGCGCGGGTTCGGGGGGTGCGCCGGTTCCGGTGACGGTGAGGCATTCGTCGTAGGTGCTGCCCGCGTCGGGGCAGCGTTCGATCCAGGTGATGCCCTGCTGCCAGTGCGGGCTGGACGCCGCCGGTTTCTGGACGGCGTCCCACAGCCCGTACGGGAGCAGGGTGAACGTCGGCAGGTCGACGATCTGGCGTGCTCCGGCCACCGACGCTCACCACCCTCCTGCACTCGTAGTGGGCACCGGTCAGACGCGCTCGGTGCCGGTCAGCAGCGCCGAGGTGGAGCCGTTGACGTTGAACGGCACGGTGTAGCGCCGGGACTCGTGGCCGACCCGGGCGATGAGATGGCACTCCTCGCTCCACGCCGCGGTGTGGTCGTTCTCGGCATTGAGGACGGAGTCGCGGATCACGCCGAGGTCCAGGCTCATGCCGTTGCCGTGGAGGAAGGTCCCGGCCGCGTAGATGAGGAAGTCGACGGTGGTCGGCCAGGCGGTCAGCGCCGTGGCGTTACCGAACTGCGAGGCGCCGCGCACCTGCCAGTCATCGACCCACTGCGGGCGCACGTTGCGGGAGGTGAAGAACATGTTCACCTGGTCGTTGGTGACCTCCATCATCTCGACTCCGGCCTTCCATGCCAGGTCAGCTCGGATCACTTCACGGACCCAGGAGGGCAGCACGACTTCGAGGATGTCTTCGATGCACATCCCGAACCGCTCGCGGTAGTCGGTGGCAGCCATCCCGACGGCATTGAAGATGCGCGGTGCCGCGGCGTCGGTGTCTGCACCGCCGGTGATGGTGATGGCGGCGGTGGAGTCGGCGACCATCAGCGAGATCAGACGAGCGTTGATGGCGTGCTGGTGCGCGGCCATCAGCAGGCGCAGCATGTGCTGCGTCGCCTCGGGGTAGGCGTCGTCGGTGAGGTTGCCCGCGGTGAGGCAGATGCCGTAGCAGTCCAGCCTCTCCTCGGAGAAGGTCGGGCACGGCACCCTGACGCAGGGCTTGTTGGGGGAGCCGGTGACGGTGGCTTCGTCGTCGCCTTCGGTCCACAGCCACGGCACGGAGGCGTTGTCGAAGGTGACGGCGAATCCGCCGAACGCGATGCTGTTGACGGTGTCCGCGAGGCTCGGGGAGACGGGGAACTGAATGCCTCCCCTGGTCACACCGAACGTCGGCAGGTCGATCATGCCGGACACGCAGGCGATGTTGAAGAAGTCGTAGCGGATCTCGCTGGGCGCGCACCAGCCACCACCCGCTACGAGAGCCTGCTGCTTGTCCGGTGCCGTGAGGTACTCGATCAGTTCCTTGACCTGCGCCGGGGATGTGCGGTCGTCGAGGGTGTGCTCGAACTCGTTGCGGATCGACGCGACCAGCTGGTGGTTCGGGTTGTTCCGGGTGACCGGCATGCTCTTGGCCTTGCGGGACACCACATCCGACAGCGCGGACAGCGACGAGAGTTCACCGCCGTGCGCCACACCGGGGATGTCCACGGACGCAGTGACCGCCAGACGCTTCTGGGACATATTCGGCTTCGGTGCATGCTGCGCGGTCTCCGACAGCGAAGCGGTGGCTCGACGCGCGAGGGCCTCGGGGTCGACACCGCCACCGCGGCGCTCGCCCATGAGGGCGACCATGCCTGCGGTGACGCCGCGGGCTGCCGCTGCGGCGATGGCCTCGGGGTCAACCCTGGCGGCCGGTTCGCCGGTGCCGGGCTGGGTTTCGCCGTGGACGCGCTGCTGAAGCGCGGTCAGCTGCTCGGCGGTGCGGGTGCGGGCGATCTCCGCGTTGCGTTCGGCGCGGACCTCGCGGACGGAGAGCTCGGCGCGCAGGCGGTCGAGGTCGTCCGTCAAACGCATGGCGTACTGGAGGGTTTCGGGGTCGACGTCGTCGATCGCGGAGACGCGGTCGAACTCCTGCGTTCCGCGTGCTTCGAGTTCGGCGAGTTCGTCATCGCCGACGAGGGTGAGATCTGAGGGGGCGCTGAACAGTTCTTCGGCAGCCACGCTTTCCTCCTTGCGAAGGGGTAGATGCGCCGTGCTGTTTGGCGCCCTTTGTTCGCGAAGGCTAGCGCATAGCACACGCACCGGCAAAGAGTCAATTCACTTTGCCGGTGCGCTATTTATAAAGGTCAGGAGCTTGGCGGTGGAGGTGGCGGTGGCTTCGGCCGACGCCTCTTATTGCAGTTGCACACAGTCAGTCACCTCCCCCCGGGGTGGACACGACGCGACAGCATCCGCATCACAATCCGCACCGCCTGACGCTCTACGTCGTCCTGCGACAGGCTCCACTGCTGCTTCAGCACGCCAGCCGCCACCAGCGTCTGAGGCTGCCCCGAGGACACCAGTGCCCGCATCTTCGACTCCTCCAGGAAACCGGCGACGTTGACACCCAGCAGCCCAATCAGGCGCAACTGCCCGCCGCGCCGCCGCCAGTCACCCGACACCCGGCCCGAAGCGCGCAGCTCGTACACGCTCAGCGGGTCCGCGTTCGGGCGGATCGCGCCCGCCACCCAGATGCCGTGTTTGTCGTTGCCCACGGCTACATCGGCGACCGCTGTACCGGTGTTGTCGTAGTGTTCCGCTGCTGCTTGCGCTCCATAGTGCAGCGGGGCGTGCCCGGTACCTACGGTGATCTGACCGATCGCTACCCGCGAGCCGTCGTCGCAGACGGTCTCCCCGGTCATGTAGTGGGAGTGGTCGTTCTCTCGCGGAGCCGTCACGCACGTTCCGTCGATCCCGATGTGGCAGGAGCCCCACGGCGCCGCATGCCCGTATAGCCGCCCCTGATCGGTGACGACGATGCCGCAGTGGAACGGCAGCTCCGGATCGCTGAACCACTCGGCGGGAGGCTTCCACAGGCCAGTCATCGCCGGATGCGCCGGGGCTGACGCAGTGACTGCGGACAGAGAGCGGAACGGCTCCGGCTCTTTACCTGCGTCGCGCAGGTGCTTGGCGACGTGGTCGTACACACCGCGCCGGTCGGCGTCGGGGATGTTGGTACCGGAGCGAGCGCCGTGGAGGGCGCCGATCGTCGCGGAACAGGCGGTGAGATTCGCCGGGCCGACCGTGCCGTCTTCGTTGATCTCGTGGTGGAGGAACTTCGCCGCTGACTTCGGCAACTCACCGTCCTCGACGGCGCTGCCGTCGTACCAGCCGTACGCGGCACGCACCTTGGCCAGGGTCAGTGGGGAGTTCAGCCGCTTGGAGTTCGGTCCTTCGCTCCATTCGCTGTCGGTGGTGGCGGTGTCGTGGGTTCCGACCGCTCCGAGCTGCTGCACCGTCAGAGCCTGGCGCTCTTCCTCCGTGAGCGGCTGGCCCCCGGCGATGATCGCGCCGTCCTCGTCGAGGAGCGCGATGTACGCCTCGGCGAAAGCGGGGATGTCCACGAGGGTGGCGGCGCGGATCCGGCCGCCGTGGAAAATCATCTTCTCCGGCTGGGCGAACAGCATCTCCAGCAGGTCGCCGCCCTCGTCGTCCATGCCGTCGTTGGCGTCGTCGGGCCACACGAACTCGACATCAGCGTCGGCGATGGAGTCGGCGTCGATGGACACGCCCCGCAGGTACTTGCCTTCGATCTTGGCGTGGACGCGGCGCCCGTCCTCATCAGACAGGTCCAGAACGCCTTCGCCCATGATGAGGTCGCCGTCGCGCCAGATGCTGTCGATACGGCCGACGTTGACCGCGACGGTGTGCGGCTCACCGCCGTGGGAGTCTTCCTTGTTCCACCGCAGCGGGATGGGCAGGTCGGCCCAGGTGAGCGCCTCGGGTGCGAACTCCCGGCCGTCTCCGGTGACCTTGCCCTCGACGACGAGGGGGCCACGCCACGGGGCGGTCTTGCCCGTGTAGTCCATGTCGTCGTCGGACTTCTTGGGCGGCTCGTCGCCGTCCTCGGCGTACAGCGCACGCTGCTGGGCTTGGGCGCCTTCCTCGGTGCCGTGGCAGCCCATCAGCTCGCCGCTGTCCTGCTTGGTGACGGCCCATGGCGTGTCAGCCGCACAGTCGGGGTGGTCTTGTACGACGTCGTACGGCACGGTGCCGCCTCCTTCGTGGGTGGTCGGCCGCATTGTGTCCCCGGACGCGGCCAAGATCATTCCGGTGGCTGCCTGCTCATCAGCTGTGGGCCAGACGGTGACGAGCGTTCCCCGGCACCGTGGGCCACCTAGGCAGTTCACGTAGCCACCAGACGGGTACGCGGTACGGGCATCGGGCAGCGTGGTGTAGCGAGTGCCGTCGACGTCCCGACAGGGCTTACATGACGACCGATCTAGCGCCTCGCTCGCGAAATACTCGGCGGGCGGCGCGACCGCCAGCACAGCCATGCGGCCCTCGTTCTGCGCCGCGCTCATGGCCGCGCCCACCTGCTCCTCGACCGCCGCACCGGACAGGCCATCGAGGTGCTCGTCCACCGCGGCGGCCACCTGCGCGGCGGAGCCCGACCCCCACACCTGCATCGCCTGCCGCACCGCCGACTGCACCAGCCCAACCCCCAGCACCCGCGCCGCAGCCCGGCCGACCTGCCGCAGCCGGTCCCTAATCGCGGCGGCGGTGAGCGCCTCATCGTCCAGCGACCACTCCGGGACGTCGACGCCCTGGGCTTCTGCCTCGGCCTGCTGCGCCTCGCCCGCCTCCCGCGCGTAGGCGATCATGCGGGCGATGAGCAGCCTGGCCCCGTCGTCGGTATCGACGGTCAGGGTGTCGAGCCGGTCCAAGTCGTCTGCCTCGGCGGCGGCCTGCACGGCGGCGGTGATCTGCTCCCGCTGCGCCTGCTGGATGCCGGCCCACGCCTCCACGGTGCTGTCGCCGACTTCACGCCATGCCTTGTCCATCTGCGCGAAGTCGGCACGGGACGCGAGCTCGATGTCGGTGGGCTTGCGGCGCAGCGGGCCTTGGGCGGCCGCCGTCATCGCACCTTCGCCGAGGGGAATGTCGGTGTAGTCACCGGCGAACGCGACCAGGATGCGGTCGAAGGTGATCGGGCCAAGCCGCTCCGTCATTGGCTCCAGCGGCCATGAGTCTGAGCTGTAGGCGCCGGTCGTGTGGGCCACCCATGGTGAATGCTGGGTGGGTGTTTCGGGCCGTTCATGGGTGCTCTCCAGCGCGTCGATGGCGAGCATGTTGCGGGCTTCGTGCAGCGAGGCATCCTCGTCGGTGGCATCACGGTCGTCACCAATGGCCCACACCCAAACGGGGTCTTCGCTGCCGGGGTTCCAGTTGTTGACGCCGAATGCGTATGCGTGGACCGGACCGGAGAGTGAGGCGGCGCGGGCCCGGATGAGGCCAATGAGTTCGTTGCGCTGGTCCTCTGTCCACGGTGCGGCGTCGCCGAGGAACCATAGGGTGAGGTGGAGTTCGTTGGCAGGCTCGCCGCCCTCGATCGCCAGCCGCTCCGCATCCTCCGGCGTGGGCATGAGCGCGATCATCGCGCCGGACATGTGCGAGCCGTCAGCGGCGGCTGTGAGCGTGGCCATTGCGGCTCCGAGTCGTGATCAGTCCAGCAGTGTCCAGATGGGGTGTGGGTTTGCCGATGGTGAGCCGGCCGAACGCGTCCAGGCGTGCCTCATACGTGCCGCTGGTCCCGGGGCGTGGGGTTTTGTCGAGGCGTTGCGCGGCGTGGGTGTACGGGCAGGAGTAGGCGTGCTTGGTGCAGTCGGGCGGGTGGAGGATCTCGCCTGGCTGGCCGATGGAGAAGCGGACGGCGTGCGGGGCGCGGGCCTGCTTGAGCATGCGGTCGGCCCGGGCTTGCGCTGCTGCGGCCCGGTCGTCGGGTGACGGTGCTTCTGGTGGTGTGCGCTCCGGCTCCGGCTCCTCTGTCACCTCGGGTACTTCGTCGGGCCGGGCAGCGGCCACCGGTGTGATCTCGACCTGCTCGCCGAGCAGCGTGGACAGTGCGGACCCGGCACTGGACGGCAGGGTTTTGATGATGACCTTGAGGGCCTGTTCCTTCAGCTCGTCGTCGGTGGGTTTGTCGCCTTCGTCGAAGCCGGTCTCACGGCGCAGCGCCGTCCCGTTGATCTCCAGCCGGTCGTACGCCAGGAACGCGTCGTCCGAGCGGTCCGGGCGCAGCGTCAGCTCGGACATGTCGTACCAGACAACCCAGGAAGCCCAGTCCTCCACACCCGAGGCTTTCAGGCGGGGCTGGAGGTAGCCGGTGGTGAGGGCCTGGCAGATCAGTTCGGCGTCGGGCGCGACGTTGACCTTCAGGGACGTCTCGTCAACAGCCCACGCGTTCCAATGGTTCAAATCGCCCATGCCGAGGAGGACTTCGGGCGGGATGTTGAGCTGGGACGCCAGTCGCTTGATCGCGGACTCGCGCTTCTCAATGATCTTCTCGTCGATCTTCAGTGTGAAGTCGACGTGCTTGACCTTTTCGATCCACTCGCCGGGGAGCTTCAGCGGGAGCGGGATGGTGGCCGCAGCGGTGCCGGGAGTGCGGATCGCTTCGGCCGCTATCTCGATCCACTCGGCCATAAAAGGGTCCGGCGCGTCGGCGAACTCCTCGCGGACGGGGAAGGTCACCTCGTCGGGGAAGATCACCACACCCGCGCTGGCCAGACGGGAGAGGTACTGGGCGACGATGTGCCGATTGACCAGCTCCAGCTCCCGCATCGTCGCCCGTGCGGCGCGGGCCGGGGAGTCGGCGATGTGGTGGTAGCGCTTGTTCGGTCGCCATACCCGCAGGGGTGGCAGCGAGTCGCGGCTGAGGGGCCGCCATGTGTTGCCGGTGTTGACCGAGTTTTCGTCGAGGACTTCGTAGTGGCCGCGTTTGGCTGTGACTTCGTCGGTGGAGCGGACGGACCAGTGTTCGATGCCGCCGATGTTTTCGATGATGAGGTAGCCCTCGCCGGGGACGGCGAGTTGGGTGCCGAGGCCGTCCATGATGGCGGCTTGTCCGGCGACGCCTCCGGCCATGCTGGTCATCAGTTCGACGGCGGTTCCGGTTTCGGCGCGTTGGGGTTCGTCTTGGCCGGGCTCTAGCTTCGCGGCGTAGAGCCGGACGCGGGAGAGCATTTTGGCTTCCCAGTCGACGGCGTAGCGGAATTCGCCGAGGTCTTCGTGGTATTGCCAGGCTTCTTCTTGCCAGGTGTCGGTGGTGCGGATGAGTTGGGTTCGGGGGTCTTTGACGGGTGCGGCTGCGGCGGTGATCGCGTTGGGCTGCTGTTCGGTGCGGGTGGGGAGCAGCTTGGGTGTGGGTGTGCCGCGTCGGGTGAAGGCGTTCCACCAGGCCATGTGCCGCTCCCGCTGTTCCCGTGGGTGGGTGTGCGGGGCACGGTAGGCTCAGGCCGGTGAAGATCATTCCGGGGTTAATGGTGGAATTGAATTAACCGGACCGGTGAAATGAATTGATCTTTGCCAAACCGGTGCGGCTAATGCATTCTTATTTCGCGACAGCCTTTGGACTGAACGCGCTCAATTCGTCGTGCTCGCCACCTTGAAGGGATGCACCTGATGAGCCGTGACTACCTCGCCGACATGAACGAAGCCATCGAGAACGCCATACCTGACGGGGACTACACGGCGCCGCTGGTTGCCGCTGACCTCGTCGACCGGCTTCGCGTCGAGGACCCGGATCTGCTGACGGGCTGGCTGGAGTTGAAGGCCGCTGTGTTCCTGGCGGACGCGGTCGCGCGGAAGTCGAACAGCAAGCGGCAGCTGGCGCGGGTGGGTGCTCCGCGTCGTGCGTTCGCAGAGGCTGCGCAGTCGTTCGCGGACGAGGGGGACGCGACGGTGCTGCGGCCGTTCGCTGCGGAGTATGTGGTGGATGAGAAGAACACTAGGCGGACGGTTGGCCAGATGACGGGTGCGGATCATCTGTTCGTCGCCGACCGGTACGAGGACACGGAGAAGCGGGCGAAGTTGGAGAAGTCGTTCCACCGGGCGATGGCCAAGAAGGTCGGCAACCGGCTGACGACCGAGGTGTTCTCGGAGGAGCAGTACGTGGCGATGTATCGGTCAGTGACGGGTCGTTCGGAGGGTCCGGGGTCTGCTGGCGTGTGATGTTCGTCTGTTGGCCGACACACCACGACGACCACGCTGCCCCTTTCATCTCAGCCCCGCCCATGCCGACAGCCCAGCTCAGGACATGCACCTCAGCGCAGCACGCTCCAGCCCGTACCGACTCCCCGGGTCGCCCCTTCGCCGCCCATGCCGACGCCCCAGCCCACGCCTGGCCGCTCCTGTTCCACTCAGCACGCACCGGACCGTGCCCACCCCAGCCGACTTCCCAGTGCCCAGCAAGACGCCTCACACCACGACGACCGCCCCATTCTGCGCTCTTCGCCTCGCCTCGGTTCGTCCACACATCAGCCCTCGCCGACTTCCCGCCCCAGCCCCGGACAGCCCGCGTCTACTCGCCTCTGCCCTCTCCCCGCCGACATTCCTCGTCACGCCCTGCCGCCCGCTCCTAGCCGACTTGCCCACCCTCGTCCGCGCTCTTCGTACCGCACCGACAGCCCACCCCCACTCAACGCAGCACCGTCCTCCCCTCACCGACGAACCAGGCCAACACCGCGTGCCTCTGGCCCCACCTGTCTTTCCAGCCCATGCCGACTTCCCTTTTCCCTTAGTCGCACTTCGTCGCGCCGCATCCCCTCTCGCATCGACTTTGCAACGCTCCTCTGCTCCAGCCTCAGCAGCTCCGCCCGGCCCTCGCCGACTACGCTGCTCTGTTCCCCTCACAGCCCCGCAACCCGGCCCGGACCGACTACTCCTCCCGGCCCGCTTCTACGCCTTTCCTCTCGACCCTTGCCGACTATGCATCTCGAATCGCCCCCTTCCCGGCCGACTGCCCGCCCCGACCCCGAACGACTTGCCGATCTCTCTCAACACGCCTCGCACCGACAACCCTGTCCGTACTCGACCCAACCCGTCCCATACGACCACCCGCAACGAAAGGACCCCACCATGACCAGCGTCTTCGCCGCCTACACCGACACCGCATGGCCCCACCGCTACGCAACCACCATCACCGTCCGCAACCTCGCCGGAGGCGTCCCCACAGACCCCCACGTAGCCGAAGGCTGGCTCCGCACCAAACTCGCCGACAAGGAAGACCTGATCCAAGACCTCGTGGCACAGACCATGGTCGAACGTGGCATCACCGCCGAGGACGCCGTTGCCGAGGTCGACAAGCTCAAGCACCTCAACGGTTTCAAGCGCCTACGCTGCCCCAACTGCCCGCCCTCGGGCCTTCTCTGCAAGGACGGCGAGCACGGCCTCTACATCGAAGGCCGCCAACTCAAGGCCGCCATCAAGGAAGCCGCCGGAGTCGCCCGCGCCGCCGAAAAGCTCAAGCCCAAGTGGGGAGCCACCAACAAGGGCGTCCTCGGCTTCGTCGCCGAACACATCATGGTCATCGAAGACGTACTCCAGCTCCACCACCCGGACTCCAACGTGCCCGTCACCGAAGCGTCCCGCGTCCTCCAGTCCTTCCCCAAGAACCCCCGCACTGGACAGACCGGAATCCAGTACACCGAGATCCTTGAAGAAGCATCCTTCGACTGCACGATCATCTCGGACCACAAGTTCACCGACCAGGATTGGCGCATGCTCTGGCTCACCGGGGAGCAGCAGGGCATCGGGGCGTCACGGTCGCAGGGCTTCGGCCGCTACGAGGTCACCCGCTGGGAAACGGCGGCGTAGCCGGACGTGGAAGAGCCGCCCGCGTTCCGCAACGCAGGCGGCTCCCGCCCTCCAACACAAGGACCCCGGGGGACACGGCCCTCACCCACACCATGACACAGCCGCAGCTACGCCCACTCCTGCCCGGCGAGCAGCGCCCCGACCGCCCACACCGCAGCCCACACCAGCAACGGCACCGGCAGCCCCACCGTCGCCCACGTCCCCGCCGTCACCACCAGCGCCACCCAACCCGAGGCGCACCAAGGGCACGACACCAACTCAGCCAGCCAGTTCGGAGACCACTTCTTCCGCTCCACCCAACGGTTCTCCACCCCGTCGACGGCCTGCGTCTTCCACGGCATGTACGCGAGACCTGCGGAACGGACCTGCACCCACTCCTTGTCTGTGAGCGGCCGCCAGCCTCCGGCGAGCCGGTCCCGAGCCCACAGCACAGGCGGAAACGTGTCCTCGACGATCAAGCGCGTACCCCTGTACGTCGCGAGCGACATCACGATCAGCAGCAGCCAGACGCTCACGACTCACCCTCCAGTACCGCAGTCAGCCGGTCGCGGAGCAGCGCCACGTTCTCCCGATCAAGCAGGACATCCTTCGTCGAACCATCGAACTCGATGCCGAGCCGGACCCTGTCGTGAAAGCTCGTCACGGCCACATCCACGACCGCCGACGCATCCCCGTGCCCCTCGTAGAAAGCCGCAGCCCCGTCCTCCGGGACGCCCACGACATCCCGGCCGTCCACGCCGACCGTTCTCCAGATGCTCATGCCGTCAGCGTATGCGGCCCCCGGCGATCTGCTTTCTGGCCAGATCACCACCCAACGAGCCCTGACCGCGCGACACCGTTCCCACCAGCTTCATGTGCCATGGCCCCCATACGGCAGCGTCGAGACGATCCGGTGACCAGCCCAACTCCGGGTACCAGGTCGCCAACTGATCCTCCAGCTCTGGGAACGTCCCAGCGTGATGCATCCGCCCCTGTGCGCTGAGCGCTGCAACTGGCTGCGCCCGCACCGCCTTGCCGTGGGTGGCCCGGACCTTCCTCACCGGGATGTCAACGCCGGCCTTCTCCAGCGCCGTATGGATTACGGCGATCGCTTGGTCCCCGCCGTAGTTGACTTCTACGCACAGATCATCGGCCTCCCAGTCGATCGCGGCCTGCACCGCGCGCTGCCCCCAGCCCTCCGGTGGTAGCTGGCAGGTGCGGTCGTCGAGGACGAAGCCGTGGTGCTGCGGACGCGGTTGCCGCGTGGGGGCTGACCCGTCCGAGTCCTCGCGGGGGCCGGGAAGAATCCCGGGAAGCAGCAGCCCAGACTTCGCAGTGACGACGATGCCCTGCTCCCCGGCCCCGCCTGATGGGTCGACGCCGACCGTGGTGCGGATGATGTCCGGCAGGTCCTCGGCATGCATCCGGCCTGCGGCGATCGTGGCGCGTCGCCACAGGGCGTTCTTGATCTCGTCGAGGATCCGGCCGTACAGCTCCTGCTCGCCGAGGTCGGTACCCGCGTACGCGTCCTCCAGCATCTCCCGGATGTGCAGGGGCAGGTGCGGGTTGTCGTACATCGTCGCCGTCGTGGTGGCGACGTTCGCGATCCCGCCCTGCATGAGCCGCTTCAGTAGCGGCTTGGGCTTCGGTGTGGTGGAGGCGACCCAGTGCGGGCGCGGGCCAGAGCGGAGCCCGAAGCGGAGTTGGTCGAAGGACTGCTGCATATGGCGCCACGCCGCAAACTCCTCCAACCAGGCGCAGCACGTATTTCCCCCAGCCCGCAGCCTTTCAATATCTTCTGGACTATTCGCCCCGTAGAGCTTTGCCTGTGATCCGTTCGGCCACCGCACCACTGTGCCGCCTGCCGTGGTGATTGGGCCGGACGCGCTCGGGTCGTGGGCTTTGATGCCGGACGGCCCGGAGACGCAGGCGGTGACAGCGTCGCCCTGGGTGGGGGCAATGATCCCGATCCAGTGCGGCACGGGTCCCGGTAGGCAGGGTGGTCCGGCGACGTGCCGGGCGATGTACTCGGCGCAGGCGTCGGTCTTCCCGGCTCCGCGTAATCGGCCGGCTAGCAGAAGCCAGCCGTACCAATCACCTCCTGGCGGTATTTGGTGGGGTAGTGGTTTCCAGCGGGGTGTTTGGAGTCGGGTGGCGAGCGCGGTGGCGGCGCGCTGCGCGATCTGTGCCCGATCATCCAAGGTCATGGCCGGATTGTCACCGCCGGGGCGGGGTCGGGGTTCCGGTGTGCCTCAGGTCAGGTCGTCGCGGCCCATCTTGTGGGGCTGATCGCCGCGCAGGATCTTCAACGCGTCGCGCACGCCCAGGACGTAGCCTTCCAGCTCCTCGTCCGGAAGCGCGTCCTCGGTGCTGGGCAGACTGGCCGCGTACTGAGCGAGGGCGATCATGGGTTTCTTCGCGCAGCCGGCGCGGTGGCGGCGCTTCCATGTGTTCGGTTCCGTGATGGAGAAGATCGGATACCAGTCCGCCCCGCAGTCGGAGCAGCTTTCGCGCTCTGGTTCCCCTTTGCAGATCTCTTCCTGGCTGTATGCCCAGTAGGAGTGTGGTGTGGTCACCAGCGGTCTCCGAGTCCTGAGGTGTGCTTTCCGTGCCAGTGCCACAGCCACGACACGATCGGCACGTGATGGAAGTTGGCCCCGGCGTCGAGGAGCTTCAGCCACAGGCCCCAGTCGTCGCAGGCGCTCTCTTGCTGGTCCCCATACGGTTCGAAGCCGCCGACGTCGCGCACCAGCTCGGTACGGGCCAACACGGTGGTGGGGATGTAGTTCTGCTCCCGCAGCAGCTCGGCCTTGAAAGGGCGCCGGAAGACTCCGGGAAACGGATCGAACGCGCGGGGTGAGACGACACGGAACCAGGGGTAGACCACATCGGCGCCGGAGTCGTACGCCGCTTCCAGGAGGACGCGCGTGTGGTGCGGGAGCCATTCGTCATCGTCGTCAAGGAACGCTGTCCACTCGGTCTTGACCTCGGCGAGGCCGCGGTTGCGGGTGGCTGCTGATCCGGCGTGGGTGGTGTCTGTGGCGACGATGATGTTGCTGGCCACTGGGTGGTCCTGGTCGCGCACGCTGTTCAGGGCGCGTTCTAGGGTCGTCTGTCGGTGTTCTGTGGGGATTGTCGGGATGACGGCTGTCACGTTCGCATGGATCATGAAATCGATCTTCTGAAGGTGCTGCTCGCTTGCCATGGGTGGTCTCCTGCTGTGGCTGGCAGAACGTTTCAGAATAGTTGACCGAGCCGGTGAATGCGCACTGGTTCAGCGGGTGCGGGCGTCGCCTCGGTCGGGTCGGCCGCTGCTGTTGCGACCATGGTGAACCCACGTCCACGTACGAGCCGGGTGGTGGACGATCTGTGCGCCTTCGCGGACGCAGCCCTTCGTGAACCGGAAGTCTTCCCCGGCGCCGTCGAAGCCGACCAACTTCGCGAGCCCGGTCCGCACGAGGATCGTGATGGTGGTGGAGTGCGGATGGTCGTCGTCCCATGGCTTGCCGAAGAACATCGGGAACGGGTCCTTGCCGCCGACGACGCGGAACCACGGGTACACGTAGTCAGCTCCGGTCTGGTCGGCGCAGGCGAGCAGCTGCTCCAGGTGGGTCGGGTCCATCTCGTCGTCAGAGTCGAGGAACGCGACCCATTCGGTGGTGACTTGGTCGAGGCCGCGTTGCCGGGTGGCGGCTGCGCCCTCACGGCGGGTGTCTTCGACGGTGATGAGCTCGTGCGGGATGGTCTGCGCGCGGATGGAGGCGACGGCCCGGGCGAGCATGCCGTTCTTCACGCGGGCCGGGTGGTACGGCACAACGACCGTCACCACCGGCCCGCTCACCGCTTCCCGCCCTTCCCGCTGTGCCAAGGGAGAGCCAAGCCGTCGCCTTCGGATCGGGGCACGAGGTGCAGGTGCAGGTGGAAGACGGACTGTGTGGCGGCACGGCCCTTGCTGGTGATCAGGTTCCAGTCGTCGTGTCCAGGGAAGACCAGAGGTGCCAGCTCTGCGGCGCAGGCCATGGCCCGGCCAGAGACCTCGGGCGCGGTGGTGAAGTCCGGGACATGCACCTTTGGGATCACTAGGACGTGTCCCGGTGTCACGGGGTTGAGCGGGTGTATCGCGAATGTGTCATGCCACTCGTGGACGATCTCACCGAACTCACGTCCGGCGACGATCTCGCAGAACGGGCAAGGCTTCTCACTCACCGCTGCGTGTCCTTCGTCGGGTCGACCTGGTCGAGGAAGTCGGCCAGCAGCTTTCGGGCGTTCGTCTCGCCGACGAGACGGTTCAGGGTTGGCACCAGGCCGTCTCGTAGTGCGTCGCGTCCGATCTCTAGCGCTACCTCGTCGCGGTGGGCGTTGATGAGGGCGTTCTTCTCTGCGGTTGTCCGCTGGTCCCAGATGTCCCGGAACAGGTCGTCGCGTGCGCTCACCGTGGCGTGCCCTCGCCATCGCCGAATGGGCTGCCGCAGACGCAGGCCGACAGGCTCAGACCACACGCCGGTGACTGGCATGGCGGCGACCAGTCTGCGCTGTCTTCTCCCCGAGCGCCACGTGCCTCAAGCTCGCGCGCTATCTGTGCCCCGACTTCGATGAGCTTGACGCGGTGGCGCCGTAGCTCCGCGTTCTGCGCCTCCAGATCACGAATACGGGCAGTCCCGTTGTCGTATATAGCAGTGACGACCGCGCTAGTGAGCGCCGCGTAGTGCTCTTCCTGGAGAGGCCCGCTCAGCTTGCCGCCAAGCGCCTCGGGCATCGCTGAGACCAGGGCGTTGCGGACGACGACATCCAATTTGATGGCGCTCACCGTGCTTCCGCCCTGACCGCATCGCACCGAACACACAGATAGACGCGCCCCTGATCACACATCCGCGTGATGTCGGCCTCGTCTTCGCAGCTGCACTTTTCTAGAGTCATCGCGGCGTCCCCTTCCACAAGACCTCATTATCGCCCTGGATGCGGAGCTCTAGCGTCTTCCACGGGCGGAGTCCGTAGTCGGCGTGGGCGGCTTTGGTGCCGTCGAGGTAGTGGAACGACTCGATGCACCAGAAGCTGACGTGTGTGGGGTCGGCGTACGCGTGCCACGTTCCGGAGAGGGCGTTGGGTACGCGGATCTCGAACACGCCGCCGGGCTTCAGGACGCGGTGGGCTTCGTTCATGACGGTGATGCGTTCGGCTCCGGCGGGGATGTGCTCCATGACGTGGGAGGCGCGTAGCCCGTCGATGGTGTGGTCGCCGGTCGGCCACGGTTCGCCTTGGGCTACGCGCCGCCATGGGCCTTCACCGTGCTGCGGGTCGAGGTTGATCCATCCGGCCTGGACGAGCCTGCCGCCGCCGATCTCGATGCTGGGCATCACACACGCTCCGGCCAGTGCCACGTGCCGCCCTGCTTGTGGGCCTCGTCCTGGAACAGGCCGGTGTTGAAGAACATTCCGGTCGGGTTGAGTACCGCGAGACTGACACGGCAGCGCTGGCTTTCGTCCCACTGCTCGATCTCTGCCTGTGCTGCGTCGTCGCCTTCAAGGGGAAGGACTTCGGTGATGATCGCGGCCCGGCACTGCGAGGTGTACTCGCCGCCCGGAGTCCCGTACGAGCGGTAGTGGACGATGCGTCCCACGCTCGGTGTCTGCTCGCTCATCAGTGCCGTCCGCTTCCCTCGTACTTGAGCCACGCGTTCGCCAGGTGCGTGCCCGGCAGTGCGCGCGGCTTCAGCTTGGCGGCGCGCAGCACGTACGGCTGCGACACCTGATCCCGCGCTGACCCGTTGTCGACCTCGCGCGCCCACGCTGCGCCCATCCGCTTGACCGCGGCCGTGTGCTTGCGGGCGATGACGCCGGACGCCCACAGCCCCCAGCCGGTCGGGTGCCCGGCTTCGCGGTAGCGGCGCGTCTGCCAGGCGGCGGCCCCGTCGGGGTCCTTGCCGAGCTTGGCGATCTCTTCGGCCTCCGCATACAGGCAGTTCCGCCAAGGGTGGGTGAACTGGGCGATCGGGGTCGCATAGTCCAGCACGCTGGCCGCGAAGTCGGGGGACGTGACGCGGAACGAGGCGTCCACCCAGATCGAGGCAGCCGCGTCGGTGTACTTCCACGGCTCGCACTTCGCCGCCTTCGCCGCACGCACCGGCGGCAGCTCGGGGCGCGGCTCGACGACGACACGCCAGCCCTGCGGGTCGACGGGCTCCTGGTCGGTGACCAGCACCCAGTCCACCTCCACACCCGTCTGCGCGAGCGTCGGCTTCAGCGTGTCGTAGGCGTCGAAGATCGCCGTGACGATCGCGACAGCGGCGCGTGGGGTCACCGGTACCACTGGATCGTCTCCGCGATCCGGTCCCAGTCGAGTTCCGGTTTCCATGTCAGTCGCTCCCATCCCTCGCCGGTGGCGGTGATCTGTACGGGTATCTCGCCGGGCCGCATCGGCAGGCGCTCGACACCCGCAGTCGAGCCGGTCACGTCGAGGACAAACGCGGCGAGGGCGTTCACCGTGACCGGCACGCCGGTGCCTGCGTCAAACGTCACGTCGTCGCCGTGGCCCGTGGCCTCCACCAGCATCCGCCCGACGTCATCCGCGTGCACCAGGTCCATGGCCTGCTCGCCGTCACCCCAGATCGGCAGCGGCCGGCCTTCCCACGCGGCGCGGGCGAACGTCGGCACGATCTTCTGCGGGTGCCCGGGCCCGTGGTGCTGATGCGGGCCGTAGCCGTTGAACGCGCGGACCGTCGACACCGGCAGCCCGTAGGCGTGATGCCACGCCGTGGTGAGCCTGCGCGCGGCGACCTTGGTGGCGGTGTACACGCTGGGGAAAGGGTCCGGCATCGACACCCCGACGTACCGGGCGCCATGGTCGCGGCACCACTGCAACACCCTGAGCGTGCCCTTGATGTTCACGTCCAGCGCCGTCTCCGGCATGTCGAACAGCTCGCTGGTGCCGAGGACGCCGGCGAGGTGGATGACCGCGTCCGCCCCGTCCAGTGCTGCGAGGGAGCCGAGGACGTCGTGCTCCAGCTCGCGGTCGAACGCCCACACCTCGTGCCCCGCGGTCTCGGCGGCGGTGATGGTGGCGCGGCCGAAGAACCCGGCGCCCCCGGTGACTGCTATGCGCATCGTGCTGCTCCTGTTCACCATGGGGTGCGCCCCCACTTCTGTCGGAAGGTCTCCCGGTCGCGAGCGGCCTGCTGCTGCAACTCGGGGCGCTCGTACATGGATCCGTTGGGGCAGCGGTGTTCGACGGGGATGTCGGGCACGAGGAGCGCCCCGCCGTGCTCGCGAGCCCACCAGTCGGCCGAGTCGTCGCCGTACCACCATGCGAGGTCCTCGTCGAACCGCTGCTCTACTTCGCCGCGCATCATGAACGCGTAGCCGGTGATCCTCGTGCGCAAGTCGATCGGTCCGGCCTTCGTGTGGAGGATCTGTTTCGTGCCGCCGTGCTGGTCGGGGTAGGCGAGGACGGCAGTGGTCGAGCGCATCGCGTCGGACAGCGTCTCGATCCAGCCGGGCGGCACAGTCACATCGGAGTTGAGGACAGCGACGTCCCACTGGTCGGCGCCTAGCACGGTGGCGCCGGTCTCGGCGATTTCCAAGCCGAAGTTCCACAGGATGCTGATGTTGGGCGGGTCGATTTGCAGCGGTACCACGTTGACCTTGCCGTGCCAGGGATCCGGGTCGATCGGCGGCTCGGACAGGTTGTCGATGACGACGACCCAGTCGACCTGGTCCACCACGGAGTTGATGCAGTCGGCCACCATGTCGTGCCGGTCCCGAGTCGGGATCACCACGGCGCGGTACAGGCCGGTCACACCGCCAGCCATTCCGGGCGCTCCAGCGTCCACTTCACCGTGCGCTCCAGCGACTCCTCCAGGGACACCGGCGGTTTCCAGCCGATCGACGCCAGCCACGTCCCGTCGAGCGCGTACCGCAGATCATGGCCAGGGCGGGAGGCGTGGAAGCTGACCGGGACAATCAGCCGGTCGGCGGCGTCCTGCTCCATGCCCATAGCGGCGGCAACCTGGTGCACCATCGCCACGTTGTCCACCTCTCGCTCTCCCACGATGTGGAAGCGGTTCGGACGCGAGGCTCCCCCGGAGTACATGCTGATCACGTCGGGGACTTCTTCTGTCCGCTGCGTCAGGAACAGCCACGCGTCGGCGAGGTTGCGGGCGTGGAGGTAGAACCGGCTCCCGGGGGTGCCGTCTGGGGATGTGTGGACGGTGATGTGCTGCTGGTCCCGCAGGTTCCGGATGACCATCGGGACGAACTTCTCCGGGTCTTGTGTCTCCCCGATGATGTTCATGGTGTTGGTGATGATCAAGGGAACGCCGTAGGTGCGCCAGTACGCAGTCGCGATCGCCTCTTGCGCTGCTTTGGAGCCGGAGTACGGGTTGGACGGGACGACCGCTTCCCACTCCTTGTGGCGGTGTGTGCCGTACGCGGGGCCGTACACCTCGTCCGTGGACATCTGGAGTACCAGCCTGGGCTGGATCTTCCGTGCGACTTCCAGGATGTTCAGCATCAGTGCGACGTTGTTGGTGGTGAAGCCCACCGGATCTTCGATGCTGCGGTCGACGTGGCTTTCGCTGGCGACGTTCATGATGACGTCGCAGCCTTCGAAGGTGCGCAGTGTCAGGGGGTCGGCTGGGGCGCGCATGTCCCAGTGGACGATGTCGACCCGCTGCTGCCAGTCGAGGCCGTGGACGGCTGAGGCGATCCGCGCGGGTAGCCCTTTGTGGCGGAAGCTGACCGGGCAGACGATGCCGGCGTCTGTGGTAGCGAGCAGGTGTCGCAGTACGTGGGAGCCGACGAAGCCGGCGGCGCCGGTCAGGAGAATCTTCATGGCGGGGAGGATGCACGGCACCCCGCCAAGATCATTCCGGGGTGTCTGCCGCTTCCAGCCGCTGCTGCGCCGCAGCCAGCGCCGCCGCGCGCTGCTCATCGGTCAGGTCGACCGCGTCGAGCGCTGCGGCGAGGGCGTCGGCGACGAGGTCCGCATCGAGGTCGAGGCGGTGTTCGAGGGCGACGTCGATCTGCTTGGCTGCATCGACACCGAAGAGTTTGCGGTAGGACTCGCGGATCTGCCGGGCGCGGTCGATGGCGGCGAGTTTCGGCCCGTCGTCGAGGAGCGGGCGGCCGCCGGGGCCTTCGATGACTTTGCCGTGGGAGACCATGACGTGGTCGCGTTCGAGGATCTCCAGGGCCTCGACGTACAGGTCATCGAGGCGTGAGGCTTCGGTGGCGCGGAGTTGCTCGGCGGGTTCGCGGACGATGTCGGTGAGGGCGCGTTGGACGGCGCGCCAGGCGTCGCCTTTGTCTGCGAATCCGAGCTGCTCGGCGATCTGCCGGTAGCCGAGGCCGGTGTTGCGGAGGCGTGCTGCTTGGGCGTCGCGTTCGGCGGTTTCGGTGGTGCGGATGAATCGGCCTGTGCCGTCGCGGGGCCGGTCGGTGGGTTCGGTCATGGTCGCCTCCTTGTGCTCATGGTGCGGTGTGGGGCGCGCCTGCTGCTCCGGGCGGGCGCGCCCCTTGCCGTGCGTTCAGGCGTCGTCGGGCCAGTGGATGCCGTTGTTGGCGAACGCCCGGACGATCGCGGGGTCGTCGAGGAAGCGCTGGAGGCTGTCCAACTCGGTGTCCCAGTCCTCGCCTTGCAGGTTGCAGATGAGCGCCCCGAGGACGTCTTCCTTCTGCTCGTCGGAGGCGCTGGCTTCGATGAGCGCGTGGGCGACCGGGTCGAAGATCTTGTGTCCGGCTGATCCCCATCCCATGGCTCAGGCTCCCTTCGTGAGTTGGGCGGTGTGCGCGGTGATGTGCTGGTACTTCTGTTCGGTGGTGTGGCCGTCCCACTGGGCGCGCGGGTCGTCCGGCTCAACGCGTTCGACGTGGGTGAAGAGTCCGGCATCCCGTGGGCTGATGTGCCAGGAGCACTGGTGGCCGCCGATGGTGAGGTAGACGATCCACCAGCCGGGCTCGTCCAGGTCCAGTGCGGGGGCGATGACGGCGGGGTGTTGGGCGGCTAGGAGGGCTACGAGGTGGGCGCGCTCCCGATACGCCTGGTCCCGTTCGGCTCGGGCGTCGTCGCGCTGGTTCTCGGCCGCGGCGTACAGCTTGCCGATCTCGTCGGCCGCGCGCTGCCAGTGGTCCCGCTCGGTCTCGCGCTGCTTCGCGATGGTCTCCCAGTCGGGCTCATCGTCTTCAGTGTCGTCCTCAGAGAGGTCGAAGGCCGTCCAGTTCATGCCGATCAGCGGCGCGGCGACTTCGGCGGCGACGACTTCGCCGACGCGGGTGGCGACGGCGGATGGCTTGTCGCTGCTGGCGAACATCAACGTGAGGGCGATACGGGGGTCAGGCTCGGGCATGGTCAGTTCTCCTTCTGGGTGGTGGGGACGGTGTGCCAGTTGGTGGCGTCCATGTCGCGTTGGCTGGGCTGGTAGGGCTGGCGTACGCCGTTGGCGAAGGTCTGGAGGAGGTATGGGGTGTTGGCGCCGTGGTCGTCCGGGCCGGGGACGTGGCGCTCGACCCAGAGGGCGCAGCGGCCGCAGGTGGCCCAGTCGGCTCGGGTGACACGCTGCCCGTCGGCGAGGGCGCGGAGGGCGTCGGAGAAGTCCATCGGTCAGGGCTCCTGCGTGGTGTCGGTGTGGCAGTCGCAGCAGCAGAGCTGGCCGGTGAACTTGTGATTGGTCCGGCAGCGGGCGTGGAGTTCTTCGGCGTGGGCGTTGAGCCATGGCCGCTCGGTGCGATGCGTCTTGGCGGCGCGCTCGGCGGCCTCGGCGGTCTGGCAGGCGGTGGAGGTGTAGTCGGGCAGGAGCGGCTGGATGAGGGCGAGTAGGTGGTCGGGGAGTTGTTCGCGTGTGTCGCCGGGCGGGGGCGGGGTCCAGGCGGTGGCTTGGGTTTCGGTGAGTTCGGCGGTGAGGCGGGCGATGTGCTCGCTTGCGGCGCGGAGTTCGGCGTCCTTGTCGCGGACCTTGGTCCCGGGCTCTGTCGCTTGGGTCGCTGCCGGATGGGGTGCCACGGCGGCCTTGCAGCAGCCGCATCCGGTCAGGCATGGGCATTCGCCGTCGTAGCCCTCGGGGTGAACACAGTCGGCGATCTGGGCGGTGGTGTTGTACGGGTCGTCGGGCGGGATGGCGTCCGGCGGGCTGTGCGGTCCTCCAGCGTCCTCCTGGCCCGTATCGCCGCCTGCATCACTGGGCTGGTCGTCGTGGTCGCTGTCCTCGGTGTCGTTTGCCATCAGGTCGAGTTGGAGGGCTACGGCGGTGAGGGTGTTGAGTATGTCGGCTCGGTTGGTGCCGCTGGCGAGTTGGTCTCGGGCTTCGCCGAGTTTGCGGGAGCAGTAGCGGAGTTTGCTGGGGAAGGTGCGGGGCCGGAGCACGCGCCGGTCCGGGTCGGGCTGGTCGATGGCTACCGCTTCGCGGACGCGGCGGAGCGCGGTCTCCAGCGTCCACAGCCGGTCGGCGTCGGTGGGTGCGGCGGCCTGGTCGTGGGTATTCACGCTGCCTCCCGGGCGGTGTCTGCGCGGTCGGTGAACCGGATGTCGCTGCCGGGGGCCTGCCAGCAGATGCCCCACGGCTGCTCGGTGGGGACCAGCCCGGCCTCGGCGGGCGGGAGGCAGCGGCGGTCGATGCCGTGGGTGCCTCGGCGGTGCTTCTCGGCGGCGGAGTCGCTGTTGAAGGTTTCGCAGCAGACCGGGCAGTGGGCGCGGCGGAGGCCGGTCCAGTTTTTGCCGCATGCGGGGTGGGTGATCACGTGTTGGCTCCTGTTCTCGGGTTCGGGGTTGTGGCTGGCGCTCAGAGGCTCAGTGGCTGCGTGGGGCCTGCGAGCCGGGTTAGGCGCTCTGAGCGCCGTTGTGACAGCGGGAATCGGCAAATGCGCCGGAGGGGTCAGGTGGTCTCCTGGCCTGTCTCGCGGGGCTGCTGCTGGTTGATGGCGCGGGCCACCGCGAGGGCGCGCCGCGTATCGGCGCAGGGCCAGTCCTCGTCCTCGCACCACTGGCAGCCGGGCGGGACCAGGGCGCCGTGTCCGCGCAGCTTCGGCTCGTGAAGGTCGGCGACCTCGGCCAGCCAGTCGGCCACGGCCAGGCCAACGCCCGGGTGCATGGCGGCGATGTAGTCCGCGATCGTCGGCGGATAGCCCGGATCGGTGGTGGTGCTGGCGACGACGTAGGGGACGCCGATGTTGTCGATGCGCTGCGGGTACGGGCGCTGGGCCCGGTTCACGACGTACCAGGGGCCTCGACAGTCGCCAAGGTCGGTGGTCAGCGTGCGCAGCTTCTCGACTGCGGCGCGTAGCTCGTCGGCGGGGGTGGTGTCGGTCATCGGGCGGTGTCCTCAACGGTGGCGGTGATGGTGGTGGTCTCCCGCACGAGGCGCAGGTCCTCTTGGGGCACGGCGGCCTGGCGCTGCCGGAGATAGGCGAGTGCAGCGGAGCGGTCGGAGTATCGCCCGCTCGTGGCGCTCCAGCGGCCCTGGTACCCGCAGTCGACGACCCACCGTGTTTCGGTGCGGCGTTTTCCGTCGGCCGGGTTCGCGTTGCTGCGCACATCGGTCATCGGGGGTCTCCGTCCTGGCTGATGATCCGCTTGCCGTGGAAGGCGAGCGCGTTGTTGATCCCCTGGTTGAACTCGTCGCGCCGGGTCGATCCGGGCACGAGCGTGTTGGCGTCCAGCTCCATCACGTCGTCCATCAGCTCCGGGTCGGCTCCGACGATGACGGTGACGGCCAGGCGGCGGCGCAGCAGTCCGCGCAGGAGATCGCGCCATCCGAGGTGCACGGTGTGCCGCACGAACGGGTCGTCGAGCGACTGCTGGAACGTGACCGTGCGGTCGTTGATGCGGCTGGTGACGTGGTAGCGGGGGCCGGTCTCGCGGCTGTCGTAGGTGGGCTGGATGGACTGGCGTTGGGTCATCGGTGGCCTTTCTGGTGCTGTCGGGTGAGCCGACGCATCTGCTGGTCCCAGTCGGTGCGGTGGTGTTGCCGCCACAGCGCCACCACAGGCGGGGCGAGGAGCAGGGCGGCGGTGGCGAGGATGGCGATGGCGGTCAGCACGAGGCGCTCCCCTCGGTGGCGGGGTCGAGTGCGCGGATCGTCGGGCAGGGGTGGCAGTGGCCGCAGTTGGTGCAGCGTGCTTCGTGTGCGCCGTCGTGGGTGCAGCCGAAGGTTTTCCAGGACCAGTCCTTGCCGGGCTGGTGGAGCTTCCGTGCGGCGGTGAGTTGTGCGGCGTGCTGGTCCCGCTCGGCTACGGCGCGCTCCAGCTCGGGCACGATCAGCTGGACATGCCGCTTGTTGCCCGCCGCGACGTGCTCCAGGGTCTCGATCCGGCGGCGGGCTTCGGTGAGTTCCGTCTCCGAGCGACCGAGCGCCTCGATGGCTGCAGCGAGTTGGCGCTGCGGCTCCGGGTCGCCGACCGGCCGGTCATCGAGCCCGGTGAGGATGCGGCGGATACGGCGTGCGACGTCGGATGCGTCGACGTGGCGGCCGTGGTCGAGGCCGTCGGCGTAGATGCGCAGGAGCCGCACGCAGGCGAGGGCGCTCCCGAGGCGGGTACGAAGCCGCTCCCGCTCGGCCTCGGCGCGGGCGGCGCGGACGTGCTGCTCCTCGCCCCACGCCTTGAACTTCCTGGCGGCTCCGGCGATGTCGTCGAGCTGCTGGTCGGCTTTCTTCATGACCTGCACGTCGATGGCGGTCTGGTGCTGGGCGGCGGCCAGTTCTTTCTCCAGGTGGACGGACCAGCGGCGGGCTTGCTCCAGCCGCTCGTACAGCTCGGTGAGGGTGGCGTCGGTGTGCTGGTCCAGTGGCAGGCGGTCGGTCACGTCTTCCTCCGTGCTGCGCGCTGCATGGCGCGCCTGGTGGCCCGGTTGGGCCGGGGCGGGGCCGGCTCGTTCGTGTCTGGCGTGCTGGTGTCGTCGCCGTCGAGGACGACGACTTCGGTACCGGTGAGGTGGGTCTGCCAGGTGACCCCGGGGCCGGGTGTGTGCTCACCGCGCGGGGCGCTGGACGGGCCGGCCATCACGCACCCGCCTCGGTGTCGGCGAGGTGGTCGAGTTGGTCCTTGAGGCGCTGAGCGACCTTGCACCAGTGCGGGGCGTGAGGGTCCCCGGTGGTGCCCCATGGCAGCATCAGTTGATCCCCTGCCGCTCTGGGCACTACGTGGACGTGCAGGTGGAAGACGCTCTGTGTCGCGGGGGCTCCGATCGACGTGAGGATGTTGGCGTGCGGCCACCGTTCGGCGGTCCATTCGGCGGCGCGCTGGGTGGTGGTGGCGGTGACGGCGGGGTCGGTGAGGGCGTCGGCGATGTGTGCCCGGGGGATGATCAGGGTGTGGCCGTCGCAGACGGGGTTGAGGGGGACGATCGCGATGGCTTCGGGCCACTCGCGGAGGATGGTGGCGGGTGCGCGTCCGGCGACGATCTCGCAGAACGGGCAGGGCGGTTCGGTCACGATGAGGCTCCGGTGGTGTCGTCGGTGCGGGCGGCGGCGGGCTGGGGCTCGGTGGCCAGGCGGCGCAGCAGCTTGACGTTGGTGTCGAGCTGGCTGCCGGTGGCGCGGGCTACGGCGTTGGCGCCCTCGTTGAGCGCGGCGGCGCGCACTGCGGTGTGGTCGGGCAGTACGGCCAGCACCGCGTCGGTGAGGCGCGGCACGATGCCGAGTAGGCCCTGGTCGAGCCGCCCCCTGTGTGCGGTGAGGTCGTCGTGGATGGCCTGGGCGATGCGGTCGCGGAGCGCGGCACGGTCGTCGGACGGCTGTGCGTCCGCCTCAGGCGCGTTCAGCCCTCCGGGTGATGCGAGGGGCCCGGAAGGGGCTGCGGGGCCGTGAGACGGCGACAGGGCGCGTTCTGTGGGGTGCTGGTGGGTCACGGTGTCCTCCGGGTTGGGGCCCGGCCACGCGACGGCGGCCGGGCCGGGGGCGGTCAGGCGTCGGTGGCGGCCTCGGCGTCCCGGTCAGCGGGGAGCTCGTGGGGCGCGTGGCGGCGGAGCGCGTCGTACCAGGACCAGCCCTCCACTGCGGGGAGCAGGTCTTCGCCGACGTATTCGCGGGTGAGGCGGATGGCCTGCGCGAGCTCAGCGTTGGCGGCGCGGAGGCGGCGGATCTCGGCGAGCAGGGCGGGCACGTCCTCCCGGGCGCGGGTGATGAACTCGCCGTTGCGGGAGGTGTGGGTCGGCTCCCAGTAGTCGGCGATGGTGTCGCCGTCCGGGCTTTTGATCTCGGCGAAGTCGTCCTGTCGCCACGGTCCTCGGGTGGCGGCGGCTGCTCGGGCTTCGATGTCGTCGAGCTGCTGGTCGGTGAGCGGCTGGCGGGTGGTGGTCTGGTGGTTCATGGGGTCCTCCTTGGGCGGGTGCGGGCGCGGAACCGGATGGCGGGTCAGGCGGGCTGGTTGGCGAGCTGGAGCAGGACTGCGGCGTGGCAGTGGTCGGGCTGGCCGTTGGCGGGGAGTGGGCACCAGCAGGTGAGGTCCCGGCCGTGGAGCAGAGCACGGAACAGGCGCAGCTGTTCGGCTTGCTCAGGCTCGCGGATCCATCGGTCGTACCGGTCAGTGGCGTCCGCCCGTGCTGCGGTCTTGTCGTCCCAGCGGGCGAGGGTGCGGTCCTGGTATTGGACGGCCCACATGTCGAGTGGGCCGCCTCGGCGGGATGCGGCCGGGACGACGCGGAATGGGTTGCCGAAGCGGGTGGGCCGTCCGACGTAGGTGGCGTGCTCGGGGGCTCGCCAGCCTTTGGTGCGGCGGCGTTGGATGCGGCGGGGCTGCATGTGGGTCTCCTGCGGGTGTCGTGTGGTTGGCTGGGTCCAGGCCCCTCCCGGTTGCTGCGGGAGGGGCCACTTCGTGTTCCGTCACGGGGTGGCGGTAGGCCAGGTGCCTTCCGCGATCTCCCGGTTCCGACGAGCGAGGAGGTCTTCCAGCCACGCGATCCGGCTGTCCACACGGCGGCGCTCAGCCTTCTCGGCGCGGAGCGCGAGCTCGATGGCGGTGGGGTGCGCATGGGCTGCGAAGGTGTCGCGGTGCCTGTCGTTCAGGCGACGGCTGGCGGTGGGGGCGCGCAGTGAGCGGGCTGGCTGGTTGTCAGTCACGGTGGTGGCTCCTTAGGT